GGGGTAAATCATGGGAAGGCCAAGCACTTTTACACAAAAGACCGCAGACGAAATATGCTTTAAGATTATCGACGGGTTAAGCCTTAGAGCAATTTGCGCAGTGAAAGGAATGCCGCCACTTAGAACTCTCATGGGATGGGTGGAAAATAACGAAAGCTTTCAGCAACAATACACCCGGGCGCGCCAAATGCAGGCAGACATAAAATTCGATGATTTAAAAGATCTGGCAAGAACAGCCACACCGGAAGATATCCAATGTATAAAGCTCCAGATAGACACGGCCAAATGGGAACTCTCTAAGACGTTACCTAAGAAATACGGTGAGAAGATCGATATTGATATGACGGCCGACGTGACGACCCACCAATACGAGATCACCACTAAGGATGATCCCGACGATATTGATTTTGTTGATAGTTAGGTTATTTCACCTCTATCGATTTCAAAGAAATCAAGTCCAAGCTCTTCCTTGCCATCAATAAGGCACAGTGAAAATAAAACACCTTCACCCATCCTTTGGAAAAAGTAACGGGCTCTCTCTTCATTCATTATTAACTTCATAGTTCCATCTTTGTTCACGAATACTATTTCTTCGCTCACTAGATCCTCTCCTTGGTTATGCGGGTTACAGAACTAATGACCCATTCTTTCAATTCAGATTGTATATGCTTCTGAACCCTAGAGTTTGGCGCATCATTCCAAAAGTCCTCACTTAGATCATGTTTACTTTCAATTAGCAATTCAAATCGAATCTCGCCGTTTTCGTCCGGCCAGAACTTCACCAAAAATAACATCTTGACTTTACCCATTATCATTTCCCCTGCATCTTTTGTTTGAACATCTCTCTTAGTGCTTCCTTTCCCTGGCCGAACTTAATCAAAGCCCCGGCTGTATCGCTGCTGAACCCGTCACCTTGAGCGTATGTGATGAGTAAGAGTAGCAAACGCATGTTAACGTCATTCAAGTGACGTATTGACTTAGAGTAGGCTTTCTGTACCTTGGTTATGTCGATTACTTTGGCGTCTTCCTGTTTTTGCAATAGGATATCAATGGCCTGCCTATTCTTCTCGCAAGTGTCGAAGTCCTTAATCAGCGATAAAATCACCGATTCCTTATCCTTCAGCATATCCATAAATATTTCTGGTGTGAATGGCATTATCTATTTCTCCTTTCGTATCTCTCTTCACGAATGCGATTATCTAGCCTAAATATCGCCTGCTCAACTGACTTGAAGCTGGACCACACAGACTTTTCGAGCTCATCAATCCTGATATTGTTATTATTGCTCATTAATCTCTTCTTTCGCCTGATTATTATCGTCATTTCATTCTCCTTTGTTCTTTACTAATCTTTCTAGAAGCATCAGCACCGACTTAGGTGGTGTTCTAATGCCTTGCTCATAGTTCTTTATCGATTTAACCGATACTCCTAACAGAGGCGCTAATTCTACTTGAGTGAGCTTTAGCTTCTTACGTGATTCTTTAATCATAATAGTCTCAAAAATTGGCCCGTTAAGGCCTAGTTTACTTAGTTACTACAAAAAAGATTGTAGAACATAACTTCAGGACATTCACCGAAAGGGACCTTAATGGTAAATCCGTCACACTTATAAATTGAATTGCCGAGGTTCTTAACTTCGTATTTTCCTGACTGCATTCTCTTCTTAGTCTTTGTTGGGATTTGAGAGTAAGAGTTGATCATTTTGTATTCCTTGTTTTATTTCGTTGCCTTCAATACTTATATAATACTACCCCAATGGGGTACATGCAAGGGCTAGATCAAATAAAATTGATATTTTTTACACGGATTGTATATTTAAGTATGAAACCACCCGATAAAAAATTTAGATTAATCGCATCGTCAAAGTACTATAAGCCGGTGCTTCAATCAAAACACAGATATGTCGTTATGTATGGCGGCAGATCAAGCGCCAAGTCAGATACAGCAGCTCAGAGGTTAGCAGTAGGGTGCCGGTCACAGCCTCACTTCAAGGGTGTTTGCCTAAGAAAGATATTTGCCGATATTAAAGATTCACAGTTTGATACAATATGGTCGGTAATTGAGCGGTACGGCTGGAAAGATGAATTCCGATACACTAAGAAACCTTTGGAGATTATACACAAGTCAGGACGTAAGATACTGGCCAGGGGCTTAGACAAACCGGCAAAGCTTAAGTCAATCACAAATCCCACAATGGTATGGGTCGAGGAGGCTGACGAAATAGGCTTTGATGACTTCATTAAATCCGACACATCGATAAGGCATCCGGACGAAGGTGTTTTACTTCAAATGATGTTGACGTTTAACCCGGAATCAGAAGAGGGATGGCTGAATGAATATTTTTTCCCACCGAAAGGAAGCTACGAATTAGATAACGGCGAGTTCACATACATAAAGTCAACAGTGCCAAATACTCTATTGCTGCACACGACCTACAATCATAACGATTTCTGCTCACAAGGTAACATTGATGTCATTAAGCGTCTGGAGAAATTAGGGAAGGACTCTAACTATTATCGGGTTTATGTCTTGGGACTATGGGGAAACGCGCTCAAAGGCCTTGTATTCGAGGAAGTTAATTATGTTGATGAGATGCCCGATAAAGAGGATTGTAAGAAAAGAGGTATCGGCTTAGACTTTGGATTCACTAATGATCCAGCGGCGATAGTTGATTGTGCTTTGGCGCATGGTGAGCTATGGTTCGAGGAGAAAGTATATAAGACTGGGCTGGTTAATAAAGGCTCAAATAATTCTATATGCTATGAGCTTAATCATCATGAGCTTGGTGAGTATGAAATTACCGCCGATTCAGCGGAACCAAAGAGTATTGAGGAAATCAGGCAGGAGGGATTTAGAGTTATCGGAGTCAAGAAAGGAAAGGACTCAATAGAGGCTGGAATTACCATTATGAAAAAGTATAAGATTAATATTGTCGGTGCATCTCCAAACCTAAAAAAAGAATTAAAATCGTATAAATACCAAGAGGCAAAACCAGGTATGCAGGTTGAATTTACAAACAAGCCTATCGATGCCTGGAACCATTTAATTGACGCTGCAAGGTATTGGTGTATGCAGAATTTAACAGTTACTGAGTTTTTCTTCTGCTGATTACTACTTGTTGAATATTGAAATAATTGATATATTTTTAATTAGTATTGATTAAACTAATAAATAACGGATTAACTATGAATTTCTTACGCAAGGCGGCCGGTTGGTTTACAAAGTCTTATACGCTAAACTCTCTTACGTCGGTTGACTTGGCGACATTACAAGATTTCTCAAATATTTTAAGCTTTACTAAAAATTACAGCAGTCTTGCAAAGGTTGGTTATGTTGAGAACGTTATTGCCAATACCTGCATAAGGCGGACAGCGGAGGCGATGAACTCAATACCATGTAAGTTTATGGTCAATGGCAAGGAGGTCGATAAGAAGGATAGCGATAAGCTGATAAAGTCAATCGTTAATGCCTTTATTGATCCAAGCCCCGATTACAATAAGAATTTCTTTGTTGAGTCTCTTCAATCACAAAAGTACATTGCCGGGGAAAGTTATATCTATATTCCTGAAGATGCTATTGGGAATGTCTCAGGATTTAAATATCTTCGTCCAGATAAGGTTAGCAAAACACAAAGCACCGATGAGCGCGTTCACTCATATCTCTACACGTCAGGAGATGAAAGATTATTGTTTACGCGTGATTCCACAGAAATCCACGGTGAGAATATTGAGAATCCCAAAACCATGCAGGGGAGATTCAATATGGTAGTCTGTAGAAACTTTAATCCTCATTCAGAAATCGATGGTCTTTCAAGTCTTACTCCAGCTTCATTAAGCATTGATGGACACAATCACGCACTTAAATGGAATAACACCGTAATGAAGAATTCAGGGAAGATCTCTGGTATACTTACATTCGGCAAGGAAAATGGTGCAGGCGGTATTCCTCAAGAGGCAGTTGAGAAGCTTAGAGAGAAAATATCCGAACAAACTACCGGCAGTAAGAATGGCTCAATCATGGTCGCCAATAACCCTGGCAAGTTTGAAAAGTTCTCGATGACTCCTCAAGAGATGGATTTCATTAACGGCATTGTTCAACGGGCTATTGATATTTGTAACGCTCTTGATTATCCGCCATACCTACTTGGCTTTACTGGCGCCACATTTAATAATCAGGCAGAGGCAAAGCTTTCACTGTATGAGAATTCGGCTATCCCAAAAGCGGAGGCCTTATATGGGTCAATCGCCACTTTCCTAAACCGTAAGTATGATATTGATTTTTCTGTTGAGCTGGATCTCATCAAGGTGCCGGCCATGGCTCCACGATTCAAAGAAATGAATGAAAGTATTATTATGCAATTTGAAAAGAATATTATTACCCAAAATGAAGTAAGAGAAAAGCTAAATATGGAGCCTGCCAAAAGTGGCACTGGTGATTTATTCTTTGGTGACTTCTCTCGCAATGCAACACAAAACGAACCACTCGCATAATGCCATTAACTGATATACAAGCTGATAGAATCTTTGACAACATGCTTTCTAGAGTTGAGGCAAAGCTTGGCCGTAAAATCCTCACCAACTTCAATAAACTATCCCTACTAATACGCGACGTAATTAATAATGGCGGCGAATTAGTCACCAGTATCGTTATAATTGAAAATCAAAGAGAGCTCGAAAGGATACTCATTGAGTCATACGAGGAAGCTATTGCCGGCGGCGTAAAATTCACACATCAAGATCTGCAGATAGAAGAGCCTGACGAAGATAATTTAAATGAGCTCCTGATTCTTTTGCTTTTGTGGAGAATAGATACTGCTCAGAGACAAGCAAGGTTTCTGACTCAAACCACTATAGATTTATTTGAGAAGGCTTATGCCGAGGGACAGGCGAAAGGATTATTCGGTGAGGACTTAAGCAATTTTACCGTGAGAAAGATATCGAGGCTTAACCGATCAAGGGTAACGGTCATTGCGACAACTGAAAGCAATAGTGCAATACAGAAAGGCTCAGAGCAGGCAGCATTAAGGATAGAGGCTGAACTACTCAAGAGGTGGAGGAGCCAAGGAGACAGGAGGGTAAGGTCGACTCATCGCCGGGCCAACAATCGTTATAGAAGTAACCCGATTCCATTGAATCAGGACTTCGAGGTTGGTACCGGCCATGGTCCTTATCCATTAGCGCCAACACTCCCAAGCGAGGAGATTATTGCATGCCGTTGTTATCTTCGTCATGTTTTGCCGAAATTGCCAGAGGCATAAGGACCATTTGAACTATTGATATTAGTGATATATACTAAATTAACTATAATAATTATTAATATAGGCAATGCAAATGAATAAAATCGAACAGAAAAGTTATGATTTTGAAGTCAAAAGCATAGATGAAAAAGGCGTGTTCATCGCATATGCCTCCACATTCGGTAACACTGATAAGGTTGACGATGTCGTTGAGAAAGGTGCTTTTTTAAAATCATTACAAGATAGACCAGCGTCAAAGGTTTTCATGTTTTGGCAACATGACAATAAAGAAATTATTGGCGAATGGACCAACATGGAAGAGGATGCCAAAGGGCTACTTGTCGAAGGCAAACTCTTTATTGATGATATCCAACAGGCAAAAGAGGCTTTCTTCCTGATGAGGAAAAAACTCATAAATAAATTGTCAATCGGATTTAGAATTATAGAAAAAACATTTGAAGCTGGAAAGCGGATGCTTAAAGCCGTCGATCTAATCGAGGTGAGCATCGTTACTTTCCCGGCAAACGAGGAAGCAAGCATAATTGCGGTGAAGAATATGAAAGAGCTTACTATTAGAGAATTTGAAGAAAAACTACGGGATGTCGGTTTTTCTCGAAAGGAGTCTGAGGCTATTGGTGCCAAGGGTTTCGATGGTCTACAACGGGATGTTGCAGGCGATGAACACAAAGAGGAAAAGACCGACGATTGGTCTGAATTTATCAAAGAACTAAAGGAATTTAAACTATGAGTGATGCACAAGAAGCATTGGAGCTGTTAAAAGCCCAAAGAGCAGATAATGAGCAGCTTAAGAAATCAGTAGATGATTTGGTTAAGGCTGACAATGCCGGAAAAATTGCCGAGCTTACTGAAAAGCAAGCCAATATTGACACGGCCATGATTGAAAAAGATGAGCAGATTGACAAGCTCGTTAAAACAATGGAAGCTGATAAGCTTAAGACTAAACAGTATAACGAATTCGATCAGAGTGCCCAAAAGCGCTCTGAGTGTTTTGAGTTCCTTGATAATCTTCGTGCCATTGGCGGAAGAGAAGCAAAAGGAAGTTTTAATACTAATGAGTTCAAATCCATCAAAGAAATGATGGAAAGAAAAGATTATAACAGCCTTGACGATTCGCTCGGTGGTGTTGCTGTAATTCCTTTCCTTGATTCCTTGCTAGATAAGTTAATGCGTGAAGTTTCTCCGATTCGCGCAATGGCAAATGTTGTTACTATCTCTACTGATAAGTATGAACAGATCAAAATGAACCAGGATAACGGCGCAGTTTGGGAAAAGGATTTGGCAAACTTTACTAGCCAAACCAAAGACAATACTTTCTCTAAGTTGAGTCTTACCATTGAGAACTTGTTCTCATTCTCAATCTTTCACAAAAACCTGATTGCTGACAATGCTTTCAATTTGGTTAATGAAATTTTGACAAACTCTGCGGAAGACTTCTCTCTTACTGAAGCTGAGTCTTTTTGGACTGGTGATGGTGTCGGCGAAATGTTCGGTATCTTGAGTACTGCCAATGCAGCTCAATCTTTCGACAAAATTGAAAGAATTGAAACTGGCACGTCATTAGAGATTAAGCTTGAAGATATTTATAATATCATCGGTGCTCTGATCATGCCTTATGAGGCAAATGCTCAGTTTAAAGCACATCGCTTGACTATTCAGTTGCTTCGCAAGCTTCGTTCCGATTCTGGCGCTGGCGCTGGTACTGGTACATTCCTTTGGGAACCTTCAAACCAAGTTGGCGTTCCTGCTACACTGGCCGGTTTCCCAATCAGTCAAGCTCCAGAATTGTCAAGTACTCCTCTCGTAGCTAATACTGAGAGCCTTGTTTTTGGTGATTTCCGTAAAGGGTTCAAAATTATTGACCGTATGGGAATTGAAGTCCTTAGAGATCCGCTTACACTGTATCCGAATGTGAAATATAACTCACATAAGCGTACTGGCGGCGGTACTAATAAGGGCGAAGCTCTTAAGATTCTTAAAACTAAAGCTTAAAAAGGAGATACTGAAAATGGTTAAAGATTTAGTATTTGGAAAACCCGGTATCGAGTCAATCGCCGCCGGAACAACTCTTGCCGGTGCCGTAAATGGTAACGGCGTTGATGGCCAGGGCTTCTATGCTGTAAAGCATGTTATGTCTACTGGTGCAATTACAACTAGCGTTGTCGTGAAACTTCAGGATTCGCCCGACGACTCAGTTTTTACTGATGTTGTTGCGTCTGAAGTAGTTGGTGCTGATGCTGGCGTTAATACCGTCACATTTGACCAAGCTACTCAAGACAATACTGTTCGACAGTTGGGTTACTTAGGATTACAGAGATACACAAGACTTGCCGTTACGGCTGGTGTTGGTGACTTTGCCGCAGTTGCCCTGCAAGCAAGTAATCTTGCTACTGCCGCAGCTAATAGCTAATCACATCGGGGGCCTTCGGGCTCCCTTTGCAATTAAGGATTAATTATGTCTAAAGTCAAAATGAAAGAAGCTGCCAAGTATTCCAGCAACGGATCAGACTGTATTTGTCTATGTCCTGGTGATGTCGTTAGTGATCTACCGGCCAACATCGAGGAAGCATGGTTAAAGCGCGGAGTTTGCGAACTTGATAAACCAGCAAAGAAAGAAACTAAGGTCGTCAATCCAGTTGAAGAAACTAAGGAGACCTCACCAAAGAAGAAAACGCCAAAGGCTAAAAAATGAAACTCGTTAAATTCAAAAAAGACTATGTTTTCAGCCTTGACGGTAAAGGCCACGATGTTAAAGAAGGGCACGAGATGGAATTACCAGAACTCGAAGCATCACTCTTGTGTAAGCGCGGAGTTTGCTGTCCTGTAAAACAAACAAAGGCAAAAGTTAAGAAATGAGATTAGAATTAAAAACCGGCACGATAGTTCCCGCAGTTACTCTTGCAGAGATTAAGGATTATGGTTATCATAAGTCAGATTCAAATGATACTTTGATTAATGCGCTCATAGAGCCTGTTACGGACTATATCGAGCATATAACCGGCAGACGCATGATAAATCAGTCCTGGTATATCTACCTAGACTATGATGAGTATTATAATCGTCTACTTGGTTTTAAGAATTCTATTGTACTTTCTACATTAAATGTTAGCTCCATTGTCGAGGTGGTTACCTTTGACAGAAGCAACACTTCAACCATTATGGACAGCTCAGAGTATAGACTATCGGGCAATCAATTTAGTCATTCTAGCAATATGGTCCTTAATGACAATCTTTTCCAAACACAATCATTACCAAATTTGCGCAGAGTCGATTCTGTGCGAATTGAAGTAGTTGCCGGTTATGGGGCCGCAGCTGCCGAAATACCAAAAACAGTATTAACATCTTTGAAAGTACTCGCAAATCATTGGGTACAATTTGGGCAACGGGTAACAAAGGACGGTCTAATTGACGTTCCTATTAATCTTGACGCAATGTTATTGCCTTATAAATCAACTGAAACATGGATGTAATATTATGGGATGTTCGGAATTTAATTTTCAGTCAAGCGACTGTAGTAATGTCGATATTGGCTTTGACTGGTTTGATATATCTTTAAACTACTCTGATGAGAATGGGGATATAGATCTAACTGGATTCACTCTTGAGATGACTATAAAGGATGCACTTGGCGGTGCCACACTTTTGGTTTTACCTACCGTTGGCGATGCATTGACCACTGGTTTATTTATCCCAACTCCAACAAACGGCGAAGTAAAAGCGCAAATAACTTCTGTCTCAAGCGCTGCCGTTGCTGCCGGTGTTCACCCATATCAAACAACAATTACCAATCCATCCGGACAGACTGAAATATGGATGCAAGGAACTATAGAGTTTTCTAACAGAGGTTTTTAATGAGTGACATCAAGGCAACTGGCATCGGGAAAAAGATAACAGTCGTTAGCGAAGAAAGCATTACAAGCACAAATAATTCAAAAACGATAACGGTTATCTCTGGTGAAAACACGATTGCGGTAATTAGCAAAGGTGTAAAAATTGGCGTTGTTACCAAAATACGCACAATATCAGTTGTCCCACGTCCACGAATCATAGAAGTCTCAAGAATCGGCATCCAAGGCGCGCCAGGAACGGGAAGCGTCCCTTCAGGGCCTGCGGGCGGAGATCTAGAAGGATTTTACCCTAACCCTACAGTTGTCGACTATACGGTAATTTCTGCTACTTCTCAAATAATGCAGAATTTTTACACATCAGGCGAGGCAATCGGTGCATATAAGGCTGTAAAGCTCGAAACCGATGGTCTCTTATATTTAGCTGACAGCACCACTGCTGGGGACATAAATAAAATAATCGGCATTAGTATCAGCGCCGGTCCGATGACATCAGCTATCACAGTTTTAGAAAAAGGGTTTAAAGTTAATAGCCTATTAAATGGGTTTTCTCCTGGCTCGGTTTTTGTTGGAACTAGCGGTACATTAGTTCAAGTAAGACCAGTAATAGGATTTGTGAAGAGCCTAGGGTTTATACCGCAGGCTGGAGAGATATATACGGAACTTTCAGAAGGACTAATACTAAACTAAAAAAGGAATCGTCACATGGCAGAAAATAGGCCAATTCAAAAAAACTCAAGTGGTGTAAATGAAGAAATTACACCGTTAATCACGTCTACAGGCGCACCAGATGCAAGTAAAATTGCACAAACTGATGCAACAGGTAGGTGGGACATATCATTATTGCCACCCGGAATTGGCGCAGACGTTACCCTTGTCGAAGCTTTTGAAGCTCTCGCGGCTGGTGATTTTGTGAACTTATTTCTTGATGGCGGTGTTACTAAGGCAAGACTTGCAGACGCTTCTGATGAAACTACCCGGGCGGATGGATTTGTATTAGCTGGATTTATAGCAACTGCAACCGCAACAGTATACCGTCGTGGAACAAATAACGCTCAGGCTGGACTTTCTCCCGGTGTTCGCTATTTCTTGGACGCAACGACTCCTGGCAACATTGTAACTACTCCTCCAACAGTTGACGGCGATTATTGTCAGGGCGTAGGTATTGCCAGCACTGCAACTGAAATTGATTTTGAAAGAGTAAATGGAACTATAATCCACCCTTAATTTATGGCTGAAAAACCTCTAAAATTAAATACTACCTGCGTCAATGAAGAAATTGAGGACGATTCCGATTTCTATGACGGGCGCAGGTACTCGCCGTATTTCTTGGAAGCGGGTAAAACTTTAACTATTCCAACAAGGAATCAAATGATAATTTGTGGACAATATCAAATGGACCTAGGCTCAATTTTAATACTTGAGCCAGGTGCAAAGGTGTGTTTAATATGAGTATAAGACATAGTGATGAAGTAGCGCATCCTCCTGCGCCAACCGACGCAGATAAGACAAACACCTATACATTCGGTGGACAATATTATAAAAGGGCAACCGCTGACGCATCCCCTGTTCTTATTGGCGGCGCAGCTACGGCTGATATGTCTTCAGCTATTTACGACCCTGGCGGCCTTGCTGTTGACGTATATGATAAAGCTAACGAAACTGGTATTGAGCAGATAACCGGCCCAATACTTTCCCCGGCAACCTTAACCGCTGACGTAGATAATTATGAGCCTGCCGGTTTTGGAACTGCTAATATGATCAGGCAAAATACA